AGCAGGTCGGACGCTGACGGGATCGCGCCGGTCACACCGTCACCACCCTTCTGATCTTGTGATGCATCATCTCGCCCGCCTTGAGCGGGAACGACCATTCGTGTTCAGCGTACTGAGTCGAGATCGCCAGTCCGTCAGCCTGGAAGGTGAGCACGTCGTTAGTGCCGTGCATGGGCATGATGGCGCTATCGAACTCGACCTCCTCGTAGACCTGGCTGGCGTCCGACGCGGCCCGCGCCGCTTTTGCGTCCAGGGTGGTCTGGTCGGGCGCGTCCTGCTCCGCGATGACGGTGGCGATCGACCGCCCCCGGTTGACGGTGCTGGTGGGGCTGGTCGGGCTCGCGTTGGTATAGACGCTGCGCAGCGTGGCCTGGTCGGGCTCGCTCTTGACTAGGACGAACACGTTGGGCACGCTGAAGAGGTCCAGGGTCTGGTCGATCCCGTCCGCGATGACGCTGCTGGCGTCGGTGGCGTAGGTGAAATCGGATGCGCGCGCGGTCGGGCTGACGTAGGGCTTGGCGATGAACTTGCCGACCTCGTCGAAGCTGGCAGACTCGTAGTTGATCGCGGCCAGCAAGTCGTTGATGATCCGCAGATAGGTGGTGCCCGGGTCCCATTCCATGGTCGCCGGCAGGGTCGCCGCCGAGGCCGTGATGTTGGTGCTGACGATGCCGGCCGCCGTGGCCAGGGTGGCGATCGCGGTGGTGTACGCGGTCCCGGAGGCGATCGCGTACCGGTCGGTGACGGCGTTGTCGCGCAGGATCAGGAGCTGGTCGTAGCCTTGCACCGTCCGTTTGATGTACGAGCCCCCAGCGGTCAGCGTGCGCGCCGGGGTGGACAGCAGGAACACGCCCAGCGGCCACTCGACGTAGCCCCCGTCCGGCATCGCCAGTCGCGCCCACGGCTTGATCCGGTCGCGGATGAAGTTGATGCTCCCGTCGTCCTGGATGTTGAACGTGGCGCTGCGCTTGATGTCGGCCAGGTAATTGTTATCGACGGTCCCCCCGAGCACGTTGGACAGCGGCCCTAGGTAGGCGTTGCCGCTGTCCAGGTGGTCGAAGCGGAACGTCAGTTCTCGGTCCCCGGCGCCGAAGAGCAGCTCGGCCTTGACCGCGGCGGGGGTGTAGACGCCGATCGGGTCCAGCGGCTGCACGTCAGACCCCCTCGGTGTAGTCGAGTCGCTGGATCTCGAGCGCCACCGTGGAACCGTCTTTCACGTCCGTGATCTTGGTCCCGCGCGTGAGCCCGCCGAACATCTTGCGCCCACGTCCGTCCCGGTAGCAGACCGTGACCCGGGCGCGGATAGCGGCCCGGATCCAGGCCACGTCGGCGTCGTGGGTGGCCGACCACGGCACCCGGGCGGTGCGCGTGATGGACTGGTCCTCGCCCTGCCCGTACTCCATCACCGGGTAGGTGCGTCCGATGAACGGCAGCGCGGTCGCCTCGACGGCCAGCGACTCGGTCGCCTCGTCGTCCTGGTACAGGTAGTGCTGCAGCGTCCCGCCCGGGTTGGTGACCTCGTGAAGGTAGACGCCGACGAAGCTCGGCGCGGTGAGCGTGTAGGTGGTACTCGTCGAGGTGCTCACGTCGTGCTCCCCACGATCTGGTAGTCGTAACTCTTGCCCGCCGCCACCTCGTGGTCGGTGTACGCCCCGTTGTACCCGATGATCCCGACCCGGACGTAAGGATCACTGGTGCCGCCCGCGCGCCGCATGATCCAGTTGGCGACCACCTCGGGCCGAGAACCGGTGGGGGCCGGGTTGGTGACGTCGACCTGGATACCGTCATCGGTCACGGTCAGGACCGCGGTCGGCGTCATCGGGCTGGAGTAGTCCGGCGTCAGGTAGCGGGTGGCCGTGATGACGGTCCCGTGCGTGTTGGTGATACTGACCTCGAGCCGCACGCGCACGCCGCTGGTGAGGCCGGTGACCGTGTAGCCCATCGTCGTGTTGGTCTGCATGGTCGTGTCGCTGAGGACCGACCCGTCGCTGTCCAGCAGGACCCGGACCCGTCGACTGGCCTGGGTGTAGCCGTCCGTCTGCGAGTACGTCCAGACCAACGCCACGCTGCTGGAGTCGTAACCGACCGGGTCGTCGGCGGACGGGTAGGTGATCGTCAGGGTGCCGTTGCTGGTGGCGGTGAACGTTCCGTAACTGGAGTAGGCGCTGGCCGTGTCCAGGGCGTCGTAGGTGCGCACCTTCCACCGGTACGCGGTCCCGTTGGTGAACGTGCCACCCGCCACCGTGCGGGTGCTGGTCGCGCTGGTGATCTTGCCGGAGTCGTAGACGCCGCTGCCGTCGCTGACTTTCTCGACGATCACCTGGAAAGCGGTCTGCGCGTCGAACGGGTTGGAGTCCGCGAACGTCCAGGCGAAGGTGGCGGCGCTGACCGCGTCGAAGTCGGCGTGTGCGGACAGGGTCGGCGCGCCGGGGGTGATCTCCCCGACCCGGTCGTCGATGCTGGCCAGGGTGTACGCGCCGCTGAGCAGGTTGGCCGCTTCGAGCAGGATGCGCCGCTCGTCCACCGGGGCGCCGCGCGGGACCCGCATCCGCCCGTTGGTGCTGGACGTGCTCCCCAGCGTACTGGTGACGATCGCCTCGGCCGCCGCCGCGTAGGTACTGGCCGAGATGTCGACGCGGCCGATCTTGCGGGCGTCCTCGTCGGTGACGTAGTAGACCCGGATCAGTTGCGCGGCCCGGTCGTAGTAGGCGTCCCAGTTGGACCCCGCCGCGCCGCCCTGCAGAGTGGTGCCCAGGATCGTCGTGGTGCCCAGGACGGTCAGGTTGGCGGCGTTGTAGAAGGTGGCGACGATGTTGCCGGACGAGTACGCCAGGACCGCGAAGGCGGCCGCGCTAACGCCCAGCGCGCGCGCCCACGTCCCGGCGCTGGCCCCGTTGGTGCCGTCCGCGCTCTTGGCGACCCCGGCCACGACCCCGTTGGTGACCGTGACGACGGACGGCCCGTTGGCCAGGATCGCGAAAGTGATCGACCCACTGGCGAGGGCCGCCACGTCGATGCTCTGCCGCTGCCCCTTTCCGGTGGCGGGCGAGACCGGGAGCCAGCTCGGCGCGTTGCCGCTGGCGAGGAAGAGGCTGCCGGTCGAGTTGGCCAGCGCGGTCAGGTCCAGGGTCGCGTAGCTGAGGTTGCCGACGTCGATGTTGCCGGCGCGACGGGCGATCAGCAGCACGGACGGGATCGGGGTCCCGCCGCTGCCGGGCGCGTAGGCGGCGGCGATCTGAGCGAGGACGTTGGCGGTGGTAGTGAGGGCCTGGCTCAGTTGACCTGCCGCGGTCCAGGAGTTGCCGCTGCCTTTGGCGAAGCGCTTGGCTAGGATCGCGTTGGGGTTACCGTCGTCGACGCCCAGCACGATCAGGTTGCCGGAGGCGTCCGCGACCAGGGCGAGGGCCTGGGGTAGACCTTCCGCCCGGAACGTGCCCGCGCCGGCGTCCGTGGCGATCGTGGCGATGCTGGTGAAGCTGGTGCCGTCCGTCAGGGCCGAATATCCGAGCGTGATGACGGGCGGCTGGGCGGCGTCTGACCGAAGCTCGACCTGTACCCCCGCCAGCGATACCTCGGCGGCGGCCACGGTCAGCAGCGCGGTCCGGGCGGCGACGGCGAAGTTGATGCTGCTGCTCGCGCTGCTGTACCCGACCGTGTTGTGGGCGTAGACCCGGACGTAGTAGGTGGTCCCCGCAGCCAGCTTGGTGATCGTCTTGGACAGGTCGGCGGGCGTAGACAGGATCACGGTCTGGACGATGCTAGTGAAGCCGGAATCGGTGGCGACATCGATCTTGTAGGAGTCGACGGCAATCCCACCATCGCTGGCGCCGGCCGCCCAGGTGAGGTCGACGGTGGTCCCGTACAAGCTCGAGGCCAGGGTGGTGGGCGCGTCAGGCGCGGCACCGAGCACGGCGCTGACCGCGGACGTGGCCGGGCCGTAGGTGCTGGCGGCGGTGCTGGTGGCGTTCTTTGCCATCACTCGGAAGTAGTACGTCGCGCCGGGCGTCAGGCCGCTGATGGTCGTACTGGTGACCACGCCGACGTCGACGGACCCGACCCCGGTCGTGAAACCCGCGTTGGTGGCGTACTGGACGTGATAGCCCGTGATCGTGTCGCCGCCGTCGTCGGCCGGGGTTGCCCAGGTGACCGTGGCCTGACCTGCGGCGGGGGAACTGACGGCAGGCGTCAGCGGGACGCTGGGCACCTGGACGTAGTACATCTCCGAGTAGAGCGCGCCGTCCGTGCGGGCCACGCCGTTGTTGTCGGTGGTGTTGCCGGAGCCGCCGCGGCCGAAGTAGAAGCTGCCGTCTGCGCTGATTTCAAAGGTGCCAGTGCCGCCGTGAGTCAGGAAGCTGCAAGAGTGCTGGCCGGTGTAGCCGGCCGAGCCCGCCGAGGCGCGGGTGAATGCACTGGTCGAGCCGACGCCACCGGTTATCTGCAGCCCGATCTGACGCGATCCACCACGGCCGGAGGCATAGGCGGCCATCGCGATCACCCGCGCCCAGGCAGTGCCGTCGAAGGCGACTCGACCACTCGGCAGCGGAACGCTGGTGCTGTAGACGTAGACGTCGGTGAAACCGATGACGCTGGTGTCGATGCCGCCGTGGGTGATGACTGAGCTCACGAGGTGCCTCCCTTACCCTTGCGGGCGGTCTGGGCCAGGGTGCGCAGCGTGTCCATGGCGGTCTGCACGTCCTTGAAATCTTCGGCGTTCAGCTCGACCTTGTCGATGTGGATGCTCACGTCGCCGCTACCGGACTGCTGGAGGATCTTCTGCGTGTCGGTGTGACTGGACACGCTCGCGCCCGCGGGCAGGTTCAGCAGCTCCGCGCCTTTCTCGCCCACGATCACCTGACCGGGCCGGGTCAGGGTGCCGCCGCCGGCCAGGAGCGGGATCTTGGGGACACCGAGCCCGCCCCAGGACTGGCCGCCGACGATAGGCACCCAGGAGGGGACGGTGAACTTGATCCGGTCGATGCCCGCGATCGCGCCGTTGATGAGCGAAATGATCGCGTTCAGTGCTCCCCGCACTCCACCCAGCGCGCCCTCGAATGCACCCGACACGGCCCTGCCGAGGCCGCCCCAGAGGCCATTCCAGACCCCCGCCACCTTCACACCGAAGTCCGAGAACATGCCGACCGTGTTGGTGAAGAAATCGTGGAACATGCCGACCGTGTGATCGAAGAAGTCGTAGAGCATCCCCGACGTGTTCGCGGCCCAATCGTGGAACATCCCCAGGGTATTCGTTGCCCAGTCCTGGAACATCCCCGCCGTATTTGACAGGAAGTCTTGGATCACGCCGATCGCGCTCTTCACGAAATCGCCAAGCATGCCGCCGAAGTCCTGGATCGCCTTGATCCATACGCCGTAGTCGCCCGCCGCGGCTTTGGTGTCGACGTCTTTCCCCTGGAGCGTGTCCCACATCTCTTGAATGCTGCCCCGGTAGAAATCCGTCAGTTGCCCGAGGTAGTAGCCGATGTCATTCAACCATGCGAGCGTGTCGCTGGCCTTGGGCGCTGACTTCTGATCTAGCCCTGCCGTGAAGCCTTTCAGTGCCTGCTCGGCCCCAGGGATCACTACCTTGGTGAGCTTCACCAGCATGTCAAAGACGGGCTTCAGCGCCTTCAGCGCGTCGCCCGCATCCCCCAGGAGTTCCTTGATCTCGATGCGGAGAACCGGATCCGTCAGTCCGAGCGTGACCAGCGCCGCCACCAAGGGATTGATCCGACCGAGCAGCCCGCCGATGATCGGGATATTCGCGCCACCGACCGCGAGCAGGCCGGAGAACACGGACAGGATGGCTGGGCCGTTCTCGATCAGCTTGTCGATCCAGCCGCTGAGCTTGTCGAGTTGGTCGTTGGTGATCGTGAGCCCGTCGACCCAGGTCGTGGCGCGGTCGATCCAGTTCCCGATCGGCGCGAGAACCTTGCTGAGTTTCTGGCCGATCAGGTCGATGATCGGATAAAGTGGCCCGCCCTTCTGGACGGCCATATCGACGGCCTTGGCCAGATCGTAGAACTTGACGATGTCCTGGCCAAGTGCGTTGACGAGGGCACTGCCGAGGCTGACCGCGATGTCGTTGCCGATGCGAGGTAGCGAGCGCAGCACCTTCGACGCCGAGCCCATCGCCTTCTCGTAAGTTCCGGCGACCTTCGCGCCGTCCGCGATGATGCCGTTGACGAGGGCTTGCTTCTTCTGCGCGTCGGTCAGCGCGGCCGCCGTGGTCCCGATGCTCTTGGCGTACACGTCGTACATCTCGGCCGCCGAGGTGGTGATGCCGGCGTTGCGGAGGATCTCCGTGTTCTGGCTGGTGATCGCGTCCAGGAGCTGGTTGGTGACGTCGGTCGAGTTCTGGCCGGTGATGACGGCGAGGTCCTGGGCGGTGCGCGACACCTTGATCGCGTCGGCCAGTTTCAGGTGATTCTGGGCGAACTGGATGGTGATGGTCTGCGCGGTGGCGGTCTCGATGCCGTTCGCCTTCACCGCCGCCGAGTTCTTCAGCATCTCGTCGTAGCTGTACCCGGTGCTCTTGGCGACCGCCGCCATGGCGATGTCGAGCTCCTGGACGCGGGCGGCGTCTTTGAAAAAGGACACGCCCAAGGCGGTGCCCGCGGCGGTGACCCCGACCAGGGCGGTGCCGACGACCTTGATCCCGCCCAGCAGGGCGTCATGGATGCCGCCAACGAGAGACGCGCCGAACGACCGCCCACCCGCCGTCACCTGGGGAGTGTCGGCCTCCATCTGCTTGACCGTGTCGGGAACGACCCCGGTCCCGTCACCGTGGACGGCGACGTAGGCGTCAAGGAGCTTGAACCCTTTCGCCGGCATCTTTCCCGCCCTTGACCTCGATGAACTGGCTCAGGATCGGATCGGCCCTGAGGTTCGCGCTGGTGGCCTTTACGGTCCTGCGCTTGCCATCTCGGCTTGCACCGTGACCCGGTGCGGGGGTGGTGTCGCTGTCTTCCTCGTACATCTCGGGGTGCTTCTCGCGGTGGATCCGGTTGGCTCTCGCCTCCGCCTCTGCGCGCATCGTCCCCTTGTAGTTGACGAGCCTACTGGCCGTGTCGATGAACTCTTGAGCAGGTAGCGCCCACGGGTCCCAGATGCCCAGCAGCACCCGGAAGTCGGCTTCGATGTCCTCCTGCACGAGGTACACCGCTGACCATTCCCGGAGCCATCGCGCTACCTGAGGTCTTTTGGGCGCTTGCGGCTCGCCGGAGTGATGACCGCCCGCACCCGGGTCATGATCCCGTCCATCTCGACCGTGCTCAGCCCCTCCATGGAGCGCAGCGCGTTGACCGCGTCCTTGCCCAGGGCGGCGTTGATGAGCCACCAGGAGGCCAGCTCTTCGCCTTTCTTGTCGAGCTGCGCCATGTACTCCAGCCCGAGCTGGGCCTGCTCGACGCGGGGGACGGAGAAGACCTCGCCGTCCACCTCGAAGATCGGGACCTGCTCGGCGTCAGCGACGCGCTGGGCGGCCTCGGCCCGGGACAGCGAGACCGGCGACAGCGGGACGTTGGGGAGAGTGCTGACCCTGGCCAGCTTGGTGCGGGATGCCTTGCCCATGATGCTCCTTCGGGTGGTGGGCGGACGGGGACGGGTCGGTGGCCGGGTCGGGTCCCCGGCCACCGCGAGGGTGCTACGAGGTGGCGTCTTCGACGTAGTACGGCGCGATCGAGCTGCTGACGTAGTATCCGGCGAACTCCACCGGGATCAGCGTCTGGCCGTCCTTCTTGAACGCCTGACCGGGGGCACCGATCTGCAGCGTCCGGCGCAGGATCACCCGGCGCAGGAACCCGCCCGGCGCGATGCCGTCCAGGATCAGCGCCGAGTAGACCGGCTGGAACGCGGCCAGGCCGGTGGTCGGCTCCAGCACGCTGGTGCTGATGTCGGCCACGTCCTGGTTCTGCGCGCGCGCCCAGTTCTCCAGCGTGGCCTCGGCCAGGTTGGTCTTGACCTTGCTCATCCGCTTGGTGAGCGTGGCGCCGGGCACGTCGACGACCTGGTCGACGTCGAGGTCCGCGAAGGTCAACTCCACGGTCAGCTCGGCGCCCCCGTTGGTGCCGCCCAGGTCGGTCCAGCCGGTGGCCGGCGTGGTGTCGATGTCGGCTGGTTCGGTGGCGCCGAAGAGGCCGTGGTAGAGGGTCGCGGGACCCTGGATCAGGTTGGTGACGGTGACGCTCATGCGCTTGCTCCTTCGGAGTCGGTCCCGGCGTCGGTCACGGCCTCACCCTTGGCCGCCTTGCCCGAAGGCTTGACGAGGATGCTCATGCGCTGGAGGTCCAGCAGTTCGGCATCTCCCACGGTGATGACCTTGCCCGGGCGCAGGGTAGTGCGAACCTCATGCGAGGCCATGATGCACTTCCTTTCGGTTGGGTGAGGGTGGTGGCCATCTCGGCCTATGCGGCGGGTAGTGCTATCCAGTCGCATCGGGTGGTCAGAGTGTATCGGGCGTACCCGCTCGGGTCGCCTTCCATCCGCATCGGCTCCTGGTCGACGTAGATGGCCTGGATGCGGGCGTTGCGGTAGTCGGTCGGCATCTGCAGTTCCGCGCCCCAGTCCTGGTCTTCGAGCGCCTCCTGGATGATGGCGAGGCCCTGCGCCGCGGTCGCCCACAGCGGCCGGATCGCGTCCGTCTTCTTCGCCGCCCAGAAGTCGAGATCGAAGATCGACTGGTGCCGCGCGCTCACGTCCCGGTCCGCGAGCGCGCCGGGGATCAGGTGGACGGTGACGAAGAGGTCATCCGGCCACGCGCCCTTGCCGAGGTCGGGCAGGGTGGTGGCGATCGACGTGGCAAGTCCCGGCGCGAGCGCGCGCAGGCCCGCGACCATGACCAGCTCGGCGGTCGGGACGTAGGGCTTGGTCAGCGTCATCGGAAGTTGCTCCCCGCCTGCAGGGTGGCCGGGACCAGGTAGGGCTCGGCGTGCATTCGGCTGGTGCCTTTCTCGACGTACAGCCCGTAATCCACGCCGAGCAGGTCCTCGTCGACGCCAACCTCGAGCAGCGCCCCGTCGCTGTCCGTGACCTCGACCTGCTGGATGATGCTGTCGCGGAGGTGGCCGGTTCGGATGGGCACGATCCGGGTGGCGTTGCCGACGATGATCGGGCCCAGGTCGCGCTCGAAGAAGTCGGCGGTGGCCTGGTCGATGTTGTGCTGCGCGGCAGGGTCGGGCACGATGCGGAAGGTGCTCATGCGGTCGCCACGCCCCCTTTACGGCAGGGTCAGTGCGCGGTGCCGGTCCCGATCTACTCGGAACGCTCAGACCTCGCGCAAGTCCAAGAGTAGATCACTCGTGCCCGCGATAGTGTGACCGCCGTCGTCCGTTTCGTTCACCGACCACCACCGCCCCGTGCGCAGGTCGTGAAGGCGATCGCCTTTGCGCACATCGAAAGTCCCCGTCACCCGCCCGTCGCCGTAGCGGATGGTGCGCAACTCGTCGGTCTCGGGCAGGTAGACGCGGCGGGACCGCTCGGTGAGCCCGATCGGCATCCGGGCGATGATCGGGTCGGTGTTGTCCGGGTCTGCGAGCTCGGCGGGGATCGGCTGGGCCGTGCCCTCGTCGCCCATCGTGAGGCCGGTCGGGTCGGGGGCGGTACCGCGGTACACGTCCGCCCAGGTGTTCGCCAGGCCCAGCATCAGATCGGCCGCCAGCGCAGATGGTCGTCGAGGAACTCGCCGCCCCAGTTGCCGCCGCTGGCTACCTGGGTGGGACTGAGCAGTTTCACCGAGCGGGACCCGCGCCAGCTCAGACGCTTCAGGGCGCCCTTGGCCAGCGGCGCAAGCACGTTCGCGTCCGGCTTCAGGGCGACATGCTGGGCGCGTCCGTCCATGACGTCGGTGGCGTCCAGGCGCCCGAACACGTCCGGCTGGCTGACCATCCACGCGGCCTGGAACGCGACCGCCTGCCCGAGCCAGTACAGGTCGCGGGAGTTGATCTTGCCGACCGCCTGCGCCTCGATGGCGCCGCACTTCTGCGCGATGATCGCCGCCGCCTGGTTGACGGTCGCCTGCTCGACGGTGACGCCGGTCAGGTCGGCAACGTCGTCAGTGGTGGCCCAGGTGGTGTCGGCCATGACTTACGCCGAGGCGACGGTGGCGACGTAGCTGAGGATCACGGAGCGCTTGCTGTCGCGCAGCTTGTCCTCGCCCGGCGCCGGCGCGACGCCGAGGAACTTCACCGACTTGACCCGCCCACCCAACTGCTGGACCTCGCGGCGGATCGCGTTCTCGTTGCGCGCGTGATCGAAGGGCTCGACGTACTCACGGGCCAGCATCGTGAAGGTCTTGCCGTACTTGGCTCCCTTGTCGTCCGCGGCGGGCGCTTCCGGCTCGACGATGTCGGCTTCGTCCAGGACCTTGACGGGCTCGGCCTCGACCTCGGCGGGGGCCTGCGACTTGGGGGTGCTCTTCGTGGTGGCCATGGCCGCCTCCTTGGTGAGAATCGGGTGAGGACCCGGTCAGCGTCACCACCCGAAGGTGACGCTGACCGGGATCGGGTGACCTACTTGGCGGCCTCGAGCACGAATGCGCCGTTGGGGGTGCCGAGTCCGAAGGCGCGGCGGGCGCGCATCTTCAGCAGGGTCTCGTCGGTGAGGGCGCTCGCGCCGCTGCGCCCGTCGATGACGACCGACTCGGGGCCGGACCGCTTGCCCAGGATCAGCAGGTCGCGGTCGACGACGATCAGCAGCGGGTTGCCGGTCGGCGTCGAGGTGGCGGTGGCCGAGGTCACCGCGCCCTTGCTGAACTTGATCGGGTAGCCGAAGAAGGTCTGCGGGTCGCCGTTGGCCGGGTTCTCGACGAAGATCGGGTCCCCGAGCGTGTTCTTGATCCCGCGCAGCGCCTGCTTGAACCACGGCGACGCGATGACGAGCGCGCGCGACGGGTCGAAGTAGTTGCTCTGCTCGAAGGCGCCCACGATCGCGTTCAGGTTGTCGTAGGTCGGCTGGCCGTAGCCCGCCACCGCCGACGCCGCCGAGCCGTCCGTGGTCAGCGCCAGGGTCGAGCCGTTCGCGGTGGCGCTGAGCGTGACGGTCGTGGTGCTGGGGACCGTGCGGACGTAGTACACCGTGCCGGCAGTGATGCCGGTGGTGGTCGTGATGGTGCCGAACTTGACCCGGTCACCCACCTTCAGCCCGTGCGGGGTGGCGAAAGTGACGATGTCGCCGGTGTCCGTGAACGTGACCGCACCGAAGACCGTGCCCGCGGTGAAGTAGTTCCCGTCCGCGGTGTAGCCCTGGCCGCTGTCGTCGTGCCGGACCGCGTAGTACACCGACGTGAACGGGATGGTGGTCCCGTTCTGGGCGGCGGTGACGGCGAGCGCGGCGTTGTCGATGATGATCGCGTAGGAGCGCGTCCAGGAGGTCTTCTTCTGGGTGAGCACGTCCACGATCGAGTCGTCGATGTCCTCTTCCGCGAGCCGGACCACCTTGCCGAACTTGTAGGCGGTGATCGTGATCTCGTCGACGGTCGCGTCGTCCTCGCCATAGGCGATGCCCTTGGCGACGACCTCGACGTCAACCTCGCCCGCGCGGGGCACGTTCTTGACGTTGGAGCCCATGGTGACCGGGCGGGCGTTGGCCTCGATGACCGAGGTCTGCATGAGGGCCTGGATCGGCTGGGATTCGTACTCTTCCGGCAGCCAGGCCTCGATGGTGGAGCGAGCCATTGGTGGCTTCCCTTCGAGATGAGTTGAATGGGGGCTTGCTCATCTCGAGCGAGTGGACGCAGGAACGCCAACGGGGCCAAGGATACACACCCTGGCCCCGTCCGTGGTATTGCGGCGCGTTGCCTTAGCCGAGCAGTTGAGCGGCCTGACGCTCGCTGGCGGTCTTCGGCTTCGGCTTGCCGCCCTTGCCGTCGTCCTCCTTGCCGCTGATCCGGGCACCCGGACGGCGGCGACCGGCACCGAACAGCTCGGCGTGATCGGTCTTGAGCTGGTCGATGACCTCGTCCAGGCCGTCGACCTCGTGCGTCTTCGGGTCGATGTCGAGGTCGTCCAGATCCACGTCACCGACCAGGAGGCGGGCGTTGGCGAGGCTGACGCCCTTGTCGACCAGGGCCGACTTCAGTTCGGAGCGCTTCGTGGACTCGTCGCTGGCCTTCTGCGCCTTGGTCCGTTCCTCGGACCGGATCGCCTCGACGTCCACGGTCGGCTCGGTGGTGGTGGCGGTCTTCGGCTTCGGCTTCGCGCCCGAGGCCTTGAGCGCGGCGAGCTCGGCGGCTTGCTCGTCCAGTTGCTGCTGCAAGGCCTTGCGGCGGCCGCGGCTCTTCGCACTCTGGCCGTTCGCCTTGTGGAGGGCGTCGCGGGTCTTCTTCAGTTCCTCGCGGAGTTCGTCCTCGTCCTTGTCGGCGTCCGGGTCGTCGTCATCTTCCGAGTCGTCCTCGTCGTCATCTTCCGAGTCGTCGTCCTCGTCGGCCTTCTTCTTCGCCTCCACCTTCGCGGCCATCTGCTGCTCGGGCTGGACGTACCAGCCGGGTGCGAGCGCGAGGCCGGCGAGCGGGTCAATCGGGCATTCGGTCATCTTGTCGGCCATCACGGCACCTTTCCATCGCGGATTATCGGGTGGGTGACGCCGTCGCTAGGTGGTCGGTGCTGCTATTTGGTGTTGACGACTCGCCAGACGGCAGCGAAAGCGACAGCGGCCGCGCCGATTCCGATGCCGAGGTCAGCGAGAGCTTCCCCGGTCTGGAACGAGCCAGCCGCGACGCTGTCGTTGACGAGCGCTGGCACAAGGCCGCCCTCTGTCGCGACGAACGCCGCGCCGGCGGCCACGAAGGCCTTGCGCGTTGTGGCGAAGAAACTCGCCGGGGTGGTGGTGTTGGTCATTGTGCCCTTCTCCTTCGGGTGCGTTTATCGACTGAGCCAAGCCACGAGCGCAGTGATGATCACGCCCGCCCCACCGATTATGGCAATGATGACGATCACGACCGGGTTGCCACTCGGCACGGGCTCGGGTACCGGGTCGGGCTCGGGTACCGGCACGGGCTCGGGTACCGGCACGGGCTCGGGTACCGGCACGGGCTCGGGTACCGGGTCGGGCTCGGGTACCGGGTCGGGCTCGGGTACCGGGTCGGGCTCGGGTACCGGGTCGGGCTCGGGGTCTACGATGGCGGGAATGCCGGCGACCGTGGGGTTGGTGGTGCCACCGCTCCATACGTAGCCGGTCCCATCGAAGAACCATACTGGGTTGGCGGTGCCGGCAGGGCTGATGCCATTGATCCAGCCCAGGCACGTAATGCGGGCGCTAGCCTTGTAGGGCATGAGCTTGGCACCATTGACAGGGTCGGGCGTCTTGCGTACGTTGCAGCCGGTCTTGGGGTCCGCGATACGCACGTTGGCGGGCAGGGGCGCGGCCGGCGTGGGAATCTGCGGCAGCTTGTTCGGGCCGATTTGCTCAGCCCAGCCCAGGTACTTGTAGCTGTAGTGATGCAGTGGCGCGTAGCCCACGGTGTGCTTGGCATTCAGCCAGCCGGTGCATTGGCTCGAGTCGTAAACGACAGTACCGTTGTACGCGATCCCGATATGACCGTCGCCGGGGTAGGCGTACCAAACGTAGACGACGCGATCAGCGGGCGGCTCGCCGGTATGGAACTGGCCCGCGGCCTTAGCCGCTGCGAGAGCGGCATTGGCGCTGCCGTAGGTCTGGCTGACCGTGCCAAAGTGCGCGGTCAGGTCATTGAGCACGAAACCGAGGCATTTGCCGTTCGGTCGGGTCGACGCCTTGGCGTAGTCGAGCACGTCCTGCCATGACCATGTTGCCATGGCGGTCACTCTACGCTGCCGCGCGCCCGGATGGCACTTGGCGGGTCCTGAACGTGCCACGCCGTACCGCAACGGCTGCGTAGTCCTGCACGGATTGGGGCGCGTCCAGTGTCGGGCTGGCCAGCAAGTTCCGGGCCGCTTGGATGCGCACGTTCATGCTCTCGTTGCTGAGCGAGTACCCGCGCAGGACGCTGCGCTGAGCCTCGCGCATTAGTGCATCGGCGTACTCCTGGGCCAGCAGCGGCTCGAGATGGCACCGGCAGTTCGGATGCCGCGGCGGGTGCTCGACCGTACTGCGGAAGCTGTCGTAGACCTTCAGGCCATAGGTCAGGCCGCCCGGGAACGACCCGCCCGGGTCCACGACTAGGCCAGCGTAGGCGAGACAGATCACGCAGGCGTCACGCTCGGCCACCCAGACACGCGGGAGATCGGCGGCATCCGCTATCTGCGTTACTGCGGCGTTGGCGGCCTGATTGATGCCAGTCTCGATGCTTCTCCTGATGGCGGTGGCGGCGTTCAGGATGGGCGCGGCGGCAGTGAGCGGGTCAGCGCCGGCGAGCACGAGACCCTGGCTGGCGGTGACCGCGTCGGCCGCGGTGGCCTCGAGCCCGTCCAGTTGCGCCAGAATCTGCTGGGGCACTATCTCGAAGCTCGCGCCAGGGTGCGGCATCGCGGCCTCGATCTGCGCCAAGGTCTCTTCGCTCAGGTGAGCCAACTCGGTGATGGCTTGGGCCTGGTCGGCGCCGAAGATGAACGCCTGCAGCAGCCCGGCACGAGCCTGGTCTTCCAAGGCCGGGGCGATGAGCAGCAGCAGCGTATCGGTGACGGTCGGGTCCTCGCCGGCGAGCTGCAGACGAATGCGCTCAACGTTCGCCAACCAGTCGCCGGCGGCGAGTGCGACCACGCGGTGCTCGAGGGCCAGCAGCTCGTCCTCGAAGTCGGCCCCCGGGTGAAAGGCCATCGGCTACTTCTTGGGTGCGGCTGTCGGCGCGAGCTGCGGAGGCGTCACACCCTTGGGCGGCACGGCGGGGACAGCGGGCGCGGCCGGCGCAAGGCTTGGGATGGCGACCTTGCCGAGCTTGCGCAACGGGATGCGCTGCGTGTCGGTTGCGCCATCGGGGAGCACAACCGCATACTGCTCGCCGTTGGCGGTGCCGAAGCCCTCGATGGCGAACTGACCCCCAGCCGCAGCCGGGTCCATCGGCAGGCCCGTGGTGGGGTCCAGCACCGGCAAGGGCGGGGCGACGGGCTCTTCCAGCGAGAAGTCGCCCAGGATGCGCGCCACCATCTCGGTCAGGACGTTGTCGGGGATCGTGCCGCCGCCGAGGGTCTTCGCCGCGGCGAGGTCTTTCAAGGCGGTGGCCAGGGTGCCCAGCAGCGCCGGGGTCATCTGCGCGAGGTAGCCGTCCTCCGGCTTCACCTCGGGCACGCCCATCGCGTCCAACTGGTCGCCGGTGTAGCCCGCCTCGGTGAGCGCCTGGCGGGGCGTGATCCCGTTCTCGATCTTGGCGGCGACTAGGCTCATGCCTTCGGCGTCGGTGGAGACCTCGCTGGGCAGCCAGACCGCGTCCACCTTCTTGCCCTGCCCGATGCCCCAGTAGCGCAACGCCCACCCGCCGATGCCGCGCCAGGTCTGCCCGTAGGAGCCTTTCACCTTCTGGGAGTGCTTCACGATCGGCGCGTCCGCTCGACGTCGGGCCTCGCCGCTGGGCTGGTCGCCGCCGCCCATGAACTCGTACAGCGGCGTGCGCGTGAGCGTGGCGGCGGCCTGGATCTGGAACTGCTGCGGATCCAGGAAGCCTTTCGGGTCGGTGGGGTCGAACTGGCCGGCACCTTTCAGGCCGCGCAGCATCCACAGCCCGCCCGGGACCGTGCCCAGGGCCGACTTGCCGGTCTTGCTGCTGTCCGGGCCTGCGCTCTCGTCGACCGTGCCGCTGTCGTTGAAGTCGTCGTCGATGTCGTCGCCCTCTTCGGCGTTCGGGTCCATGAGGGCGTAGCGCTGCGGGAAGCCCTGATAGTCCAACGCCGCCATCAGGGTGGCCTGAATCTTCGTGATCGCGTCCTGGGCGCCGTAGGCCTTCAGGTTCACCGGCGTGCCGTAGGGCTTCGAGTCGGGGCGGAAGTGGTGGAGCGGGAAACCGTAGTCGTGGAACTCGATGGCGGGCTCTTCCTCCACGTCCTCGGTCTCCGCGCCGGTCTCGTCGACCACCTGGACGATCCGCTGCACATAGGTGTAGCTGACGGCATGGTCCGCGAACGTGCCCGCCTGCGGCTGCGCGCCACCGGTCGGACTCTCGCTGGTGCCCACCGCGGTTCCGCCCGCGTCACCGACCACGGTGCCGGAGCGGGTCACGAACTGGTGGATTGCGTCGTCGTAGAAGAGATTCGCGCGCCAGGTGTTCTTGCCTTCCTTCCAGCGCGTCACCCCGAACTCGACCATGCGGGGATTCTCTTTCGAGTACACCACCCGGGTCGTGGTCGGGTGCTTGCCGATAACCTCGATGACCTCGGCGGCGCTGGTGTCGTCGTCCTCGTCGGCGGGACGCGGCCAGGTGATGGCGTAGTAGTCGCCCAGATACGCGGCTTTCAGGTGGAAGTCGTCGGCGTCGTCGTCCAGGTCGTTCGGCCCCCACAGCTCCGACTCGATCCGGTCGTCGAGGGTCTTGTCGCCGGTCTTCAGCGCCTGCAGGTCGATCCGGTCCACGAGGGCGTCGGCGGGGATGCCGGCGTAGTTGAGCTGGAAGCCTTCGCCGTACTTGGCGAGCAGCCGGTGCAGGGCAGGGTGGGCGATGATCTCCCCGACCTTGCCGTCGTAGTACTCCTGGCGTTTCTGGTACTCGTCCAGGTTGTCGACCAGTTCGCGCAGCGCCCGCTCGAGGTCGAGCTTCACCCGGTCCGGGTCGGTGGGGGAGTTGGCCATGGCGGCAGGGTATCACCGCGAGGGCTACTACTGACGCGCTGACGCCTCAAGCAATACGATCACGGCGCGCTCAGCATTCGCAGGCTCCCAGCCTGCGTCGATGAACTGCTGGCGAAAGCCGGTCATGGTGGCGACAGCGTCCTTGGTCTTTTCAAGGATGGCGAGAAAGTCCGGGTCATCAGCCATGGGCACGCTCCGAGTGTGCGAGAGAGGCCCCGCATCACCTTGAAAGAATCACGCGGCTCAGAAGAGAGGCTACCGTCCGCGCGAGTGCTAGGTGATGCGGGGCTGTGCAGGCGGCCGAGTGTGACGTCCGCCGTCCGCTGTCGAGACCGTCAGGAAGTCCGACAAGTTCAGGCTAGTTGACCGGCCAACTAGTGTCAAGGGCCTAAGCCGCGTAGTTCGCCTGCTCCACACCCGAGCGCTTGCCGATGACCCGGTCCAGGAAGTAACTCACCCCGGTGCCGATCGCGTCGACCAGGTCGTCGTTGGGGGCGTTCGGAAACGCGACCATCTCCCCTTCGGCGTCAGCGAGGCCCGGCGCGAGTTCGTCGCCGTCCTGGTAGTGGATGACGCGCCCGCGCTGGTAGTGGTCCAGCACCTGGGCGGCTCGGACTTCCTTCTTGACGCTCTGGTGCTTGTCCTTGACCCTCACCGGCATGCCCCAGAGGATCTGCTGCCAGACCTCGCCGCCCTGATTGGTCTCGACCAGGATCAGGCCGACCTCGGGGTGCTTGGCGAGCAGTTTCAGGACGCGCCGGCGAATCTCCGCGCCGGACAGCTTGACCCGTTCGGCGTGCTTGACCAGGACGCGGCCGCGCGCCCGAGACCCCCTCGGCGGCGGCTTCCAGCCGATGATGGCCAGGCCGGTGAAGTCGCTGGAGGCTTTTGTGGTGACGGCGGGGTCGATGCTCAGCAGCGTGCGAGTGCAGCCTTCCAGGTTGCCGTGGGTGAAATCGTCCATGCTCCAGTAGTCGCCATCCGCGCCGAGCGGGTCGTTGGCGTAGTTCTTGGCGTAGGCGCGGGTGTGCCTGATCTTGCGCAAGTGCTTCAGCGTCCACCGCGCCGGCCAGATCGAGCGCTCATCCCCGGCCTTATTGCGGGTGATGGCGGGGAAGTAGTGGGCGCGCCAGCCGTCGTCGCGGATCCAGTTGGCGGTGGCCCGACGCGGGTAACCTTCGGCGCTGCGGGCCAGGTCATGCACGATCGAGTCCACCATCGTGACCGTGCCGACCAACTCGACCCTGGCCTTGTCGTTCAGCGGCAGGACCGCGTCCTGCAAGGTGCGCAGCCGCTTCACCTTGGCCCGGGCCGAGTAGCTGGCCTCGTCGGGCTCGATGTCGTCCAGGATGATGACGTCGGGCCGGTCGCTGCCGACTTTCAGGCCGAGGGTCTTGCTGTCGATGCCACGGGCGGCGAACACGAACCGGGACTGCGAGCGGTACAGGCTGACCCGGTCGGCGGCGAGCATGCCGCGCTCGCGGCGCAGCGGGTTGACCAGCTCCGGGTAGTCCTCGCGCAGCAGCACGTTGGTCTCCAGCTCGTGCTTGAACGTGGCCAGGTGGGTTTCTGCCTGCTCGCTGGAGTCGGCCATGGCGACGATGAACCGCGCCCAATGATGCGCCGCCGCCCACATTGGGATCAGGAGAAACCACCAGGTGGACTTGCCCGTCTCGCGCGGGGCGATGTCCGCGTCCCGGGTGCTGGCGGCGGCGGTGACTGGCACCATCCACGACTTGGCCCGCTCCGCCCAGGCCAGGTGGGCGTCGCTGAAGCTGATCTTGTCGCCGGTCTGGGCGCTGCGCAGGTGGTGGCTGAAGTACATCTGCGCAAACTCGAGCGGGTCGGCGCGGGTGGCATGGACGCGCAACTGCCGGCGCTCGGCCGGGGTCGGCAACCGGGTCATGGCCGCCATCACGTCCCGGTGACGGGCGATCGCCCGCTCAGCCTCCTTGGCGGTCATCGTCCAGGGGCACGTCCACGTCGAAGACCTCATCGGCGCCGGTCGGGATCTCGTGCGCGAGGGCGGACGCGAGCAGGAACGTCCAGCCGTCCGGGGCCTCGATGCCGGACTGGAGTTGGCCAGCTGTCACCTCGATGCCGACCGGCTCGATGCCCTCGGCCAGCATCGCCTTCGTGAGCGTGTCCGCGAGCACGTCACTGGCCGCGTCCTGGTCCCCGACACGGACGAGGGCGGTCAGGCGCCAGAGGGGGTGCTCAGTCACGTCGCCGCCTCGATCGGCGGCAGGTCCAAGGCGGCGAGCATCTCGTTGAGTTCGTCCGTGACTTGGTCGACGACGGTGACGACGACCTCGGAGCGCTCGGGGGCGTTGTAGCCGATCATCACCGCGCGCTGGGCCTCGAGCCGGGTCAGTTCGCGCTGGGCGGCGATCATCACGCGCCGGTCCTGCTGGACGATCATCTGCGGGTGAAGGCGGATCAGCCGCTTCACGCTCACGTTCATCTCGTGGGCGGCGGCCTCGGTGGCGATCTTGTCGATCGGCTTGGCGAGGTCTTCCAGTTCCCGGATGCGCCGGTCCAGCGTGGCCAGGGCGCGGTAGCGCTCGCGGCCCTTGTCCGGGTCCACGACGATGCCCGCCTCGCTCAGGGCGCCGTCCAGCAGCCCGTTCAGGGCCGACTCGTGCAGCTCGTAGCCGAGCCCGCCGCGCTTGGGCGGCAGGGACGAGAGCCGGCGCATCTCCCCGATGGTGACGTGGTCCATCCAGTGCGCGTACACCCACCGGCGCTCGCGGACGACCTGGGCGGGCAGCAGGTCAGTGTCGGGCATGGGGGGATTCTAGCGCTCGAACCGAGCCTGGAGCACCTTATCGAAGGCGTATCGATCGACCCACGAGTACCCCGTCTCCACGCTCACGGTGGTTTTGTTGAGCCGAGCCACCTTGTGCCAACTACCGCCAACCAACCGGACATGTGTAGCCCCGATCAGGTCCTTTTGCGTGAGGCGTACACGGTCACGCTCTGCGATCCTGCGCGTATAACTGGCGACCTTGGCCTGCCAGTAGTCGTAACGCTCCTGCGCCTCGGTCTCGGCCCGGTAGCTGCTGTCGAGGGCGGAACGTACTTTCGTCGCTGCACGTTGCGATCCTGAACCACCGAAGCCGGGGATGCCGCCGCCGAGTTGACGGGCGGCTTCGTGCTTGGCCTCGGCGCGGTCGATCGCGACCTGCACCACAGCTAGCTTCTGGGTCGCGTAGGCGAGGCGTTCCTCGAGAGTGTATTCGCTCATAGCATCCCTTTCGCCTCGGTGATTCCGATCGCACGGTCGCGCCCGTGACCGTAGCGGACCCGGGCACCTTGTGTCTTCCCGTGCGCCCAGGTGGCGCGAATCTTCACGTCACGGTCCCGGTGAACGACCAGGACGACGACGGACACGACCATGGCCGCCTCGTCGAGCACGACGCCGGCGTGGACGGCCCAGCCAGCGGCCGCGGCGGCTCGGGCGAACTGGCCAGGGGCACCGCCGAGCTCGGCCGGCGTCACGGTCCGGGGTCGGTACACCTTCGGTTCCTCGACGCTGGCCGGGCCGCGCAGCTCTCCCTGAACGGTCCGCTTGCCTTTCGCGTTGACGTACCCCAGTAGCCGCTTGCGCCGACCGAAGGCCCGGACCGCGACGCGGGCACTCTCCGCTTCCGGCGTCAGCGTATGCCACGGGATCGGTGCCATCAGGCCGTGAGTGTCCATGCCGCTAACGCTAGCAGAAAACGTCCCGTTATCTGGGTCTCGACGATAACGGCAGCCCGAAAGGCCTTGCCTAAATGTACTTTCACGCGTAACCAAGCGTTCTGTAAACACCCCGGTGCGCGCGTCATAAGCGTGTTACATGGACCTTGGACACATAGGAAAGTTGTACAGGCTATGGGTATTTTCGGTGTTATGGTACCGATATGTCATTCAATCATTCAGGCGAACCCTCCGTGCATCGAACCCGCCAGCGCCGCGACTGGGCACCCCTCATCGAGGCCGCCAAAGCCGACCCCACCCAGTGGTTTCAGTACCCCGATCGCGTCCCCCGCTCCACTCAGCAGAACATCCTCGAGCACTCCCTCTTCCAGCCGGGCCAGTTCTGGCAGACCCAGATCACCGACTTCCATGACGGCCGCGGCTACCTCTGGATCAAGTACTCCCCGCCAGCCGACCCGACCCCGTTCGTGCTCACCCGCGACTCGGACGGCGTCCGTGCCCGCGTCCCCGTCTTGACCCTCTCGGAGATGATCTGGTGGGACCACGGCATCACCTCCAGCTACGAGCCCCGTCCCGAGTACGAGCCCGGCTACGACCCGGCCAACCCGCCCCCGCCGCCGCCGCCGAAGGTGAAGCGCTCCAAGCCGACCGGCCACCGCTTCGATATCCCCGACGACGCCTGGGGCGACCCCGCCACCGTCGACGCACAGGGCCTCCCCACCACCCCCGCCGCCCCCGCCACGCCGACCCCGCCCCGACCCTTGACCGGCCCCGCCGACCCGATAGAGTAGCCCCGGGCCGTGAGAAGCCACCCGGCCTGACTTCCCTCCAAGTGCCACCGTCTCGACGGTCTGCCGGGGAGCCAGGCCGGGACCACGGCCCGCCCCGCTTCTCACGACAGGAAGGCTGTACCCGAAATGGCGCTTCGCATCCCCTTACTGGACGAAATGGCCCGCGCGCTGTGGGAGAGCGAGTCACGCGACATGACCTGGTACGAGCTACTCGACGCCACGACCAAGGAATCGCCAAGCGGCATCGCTGAGCGTGCGCAGCTCCATGGCGTCCGGAGCCGGGCGCACCTAATCCTCACGCGCCTATTCGCTGACCCGTTGCCGGCGCCGAGGCCGCCGATGGGCGCCGAGTGGGGCGAGGTTGATCCCAGTGCCATTTTCGAGGCGTTGCGCATGCTCTTGCCCGGTTTCGAGTTCCAGGTGTTCAATAGCCACGCGGTCACCTTCAGCACCGTGGTCAAGGCGCGACGGGCGCAGGGCGCTCTCGAGCTCACCGACTACACGCTCATGGACAATCGCGCCACCGGCGCCGCCATTATCTCCTTCGTGCGGCAACTGCGCGCCGACGCTATCCATGCCTACGGCCTCGATAAGGCATTCGAGGCCGAGTGGGATCGTGCCCGCGGCGAGGCGCGCGCACAGACCATCAAGGGCGTGCTCGGCCTCATCGAGGCCACCCGCGTCTGGGTCGAGCCCGAGGGTGACATCGATGACGAGAGCGGATACCTCGAGCCCCTGACGCCGGAAATGGCGCGCCTCGCCGCTCAGCTACGCGCCAATGACTGACTCCCCCAAGGGCGTCCCCGGTACTCCGATCGCCTCCCCCGACGACACCCTGACCATCGCCCTGTCCCTGGCCCGTCAGGGCTGGTACGTCTTCCCGGTGAACCTGATCCCGACCACTCGGCCGGACGGGTCCACCTTCACCGACAAGCGCCCCCTGATCCGCTGGCTGGAGGGCGCCACCACCGACCCGGAGCTGATCGCCACCTGGTGGGGCGCCGACTTCCCGGGCGCCTGGATCGGCGTCCAGTGCGAGAAGAGCCGTCTCGTCGTCGTCGACCCGGACACCGATAAGGGGCAGCGGTTCCCGAAAGGTCACGAGCGCGAGGGCGAGCTCAAAGGTGACGGCAAGGCGAATCTGAAGGCGGCCGGAATCAAGCTGCCCAAGACCTTCCACTACCCGACCCGCTCGGGTGGCTCTCACTACGTCTACCGCGCCCCCAAGAAGCGCCGTCTGACAATCGCCCAGGACGTGCCGGTGCCGTCCGTCGACGTCCGCGCCGGCCACGGCCTGATGGTCTACTACGGCCCGGAGCTGACCGGCAAGCCATCCCTGGCCCCCGCCCCGTCCTGGGCACTCCTGGACGCCAAGCACGATCGCTCAGCGATCGGTCCGGGCACCCCGTCCGCGACCGTGCAGCAGTGGCTGGACCGTGTCCCTGACGGACGCCAGGACCCTCATGTGGTCGCGGCCCGTAAAGAGGTCACCGCCACCGGCATGGGCCACGACCAGATGCTGGCCGCCGTCGACCGGCTCGTCCGGCTCGGCTCGGAGGGGGCGAAAGGTGCCGGTCACGCCCTCCTGGAGGCGCGCGAGACCTATCTGGCCGACTTCCCCGAGCACGCCCGGCACTGGGACACCGCCGTCCAGGGCTCGGTCGCCCACTACGGCCTGCCCCTGCATCTGATCCGCATCCCGAAAGCGGACCGGGTCGCCATCCGGGAGCGCAAGAAGAAGCGCGCCGACAAGACCGACACGGACCCGGTCCGGCTCGGGGTTCGGCTGCTGGACGACGGCCCGCTGGCGGAGGAATGCGCCGAGCGCTTCGAGGGGGTGTGGGCGTGGGGCCACGACCGCGGGCTGATGCACTGGCGCGACGGCCGCTGGCTGGTCCCACCCGCCGAGCTGGCCGGACGGCTCCTAAAAGAGGACGTCCGCACCTACCTGCGCGGCATCGAGGTGGAAGAGCACACCCGGGCGGTTCAGCGCGACGACGGGCCGCGGATCAAGTTGGCCCAGACGCTGTTGAGTGGGTCGAAAGCTCGAGCCGTCACCGACCTGCTGCAGGGCATCCTGGCTAAGCGGCAGCTGGCCACCGACGCGGACCCGTGGCTGCTGAACACGCCGACCGGTGTCGTGGATCTGCGCACGAAGACCCTCCAGTCCCACGACTGGCGTCTGGGCATGACGAAGATGACCGCGGTCGGCTACGACCCGCACGCCGACACCACCGTCTGGGACCAGGCTCTCACCGCCCTCCCGCCCGAGGTTGCGTCGTGGATGCAGTACCGACTCGGCCAGGCCGCGGTGGGCCTGCCGCCCGAGGACGACGTGATGCTGATCCTGCAAGGCGGTGGCGAGAACGGGAAGACCACGATCGCGCACGCGCCCCGGGTGAGCCTGGGCGACTACGCGGTGAAGATGAGCGACCGTGTCCTGATGGCCAACCCGGGCGACCACCCGACCGAGATGATGGAGCTGATGGGCGCCCGCTATGCGCTCGCGGAAGAGTTGCCAGAAGGCCGCTCGCTGAACGTGCAGCGGGTGAAAGAGATCATCGGCACCCCGGAGATCACTGCGCGCCGGATGCGGCAAGACCCGGTTACGTTCACGAGCTCGCACACGCCGGTCATCACCACCAACCCGATCCCGGTGGTGCCGGAGACCGATCACGGCTCCTGGCGTCGACTGCTGCTGGTGAAGTTCGATTACCGCTTCGTGAAACGGCCCCAGGACCGCGTCAGCGAGCGTGACAGGCTGGGCGACCCGAACGTGCGCCGGCTGCTCGCCAAGCCCGACGCGGGCGTCCTGGCGTGGCTGGTGGACGGTGCAGCGGCATGGTGGGCGGCGGACCAGGTGATGCCGGAGCCTCCGGCGAAGGTTCTGCGCGACACCGAGCTGTGGCGCGAAGACGCGGACCCGGTGATGGGCTACTTCACGGAGCGGCTCGAGATGGACCCGGCCAGCGCGATCACCTGCGACGACCTGGGGCGCGATTTCAACGACTGGCTGCGCCGGCACGAGCACCGGCCCTGGGGGGCGCAGACGGTCAACTCCCGCTTCGGCGGCCATGTCACCTTCGCCAGCGTCGAGCGCCAGCGGGCCAAGTTCGACGGCACCCTGCGTCCGTCCCGCCCCCCGATGTCGATGGGTCCTGTCCCGGCCAACACCTGGTCATGGGTGGGCGTCCGGTTCGCGACCGAGGCGGGGTCGGGGATCGGGCCCAGCGACGAGGGCCTGCAGCGGAGCCGGTTCGACGAGATCGTGATGGGCCTGACGGGGCCGAGCGATGACTGACGCCCTGCCGACGTCGCTGATCCTGTCCGGGCTACCGGAAGGCGCCGAGGTCTTGTGCGCTTATGTCCTGTACGAGCACGGCGGCCAGTGGAACGTCAGTGAGCAGTTCGCACGGGCGATGACGGTCCAGGAACGCCGCAACGGCGCCCGCCTGCTGAGGTGGCTAGCGGACGCCGTCGACGTGGATACACTCTAGGAGTTCCGGGTCAGGGTGAAGGTGGTCTTGTAGCCCCACTCGAGCAGGCCCTTGTCACGGCGGTTCGCGATCACCCACCCGTCGCGCAGCAGTTTCTCGAGCGCGTGACGGCCGCCCATGGTGCGCATGGCCAGTTTCACGGTCTTGACCTCCTGCCACGCCGGCGCCGCGGTCGGGACATAGCCCGGGGCCTGGGCCGCGGCGATAGCGGCGAGCTTCTTCGGGTCCTGCTCGGTCAGGTACTGCCAAAGGGTTCTCACGTTGATTCTTCTTTCGATCGTGGGTGTAGGCGCACCTCTTGGGTCGCCCGGAACTTCCAGTCCTCCCCCGTCCCGACGCGGATGAGGGCCATGGGCTGATACTCGAGATAGTAGGACTCGGCCAGTTGCTTGACCGTAATACCCAGAGATGCGGCCTGCTGAGCGATCCATTCTTCCTGACGCGCGCGAAGGTCACGGACTAGTCCGTCAGACACGGCGGCCAGGTCGAGGGTCACTCCACTACCTCCACGGGCAAGGCCCATCCGGGGTGCTGGCCGGCGATATGCCGCTGCACGTTCATCGGCTGAATGGGTTGTCGCGAGTGAATGGGTGGCTCGGATCGCGTTGCTGCTTCGCGTCCTCCGCTACGGCGGCAGAGAATCCGGTGTCCCAATCCTGCGCGCGTTGCGCCATCATCGACGTGATGAGCAGGTCTTTGTTTCGGATCTGCTCAATGAGATAGTCAGTCGCCTTGCTCATAGTCACGGCCTTTCAGTGGTCGGGTGTCTTTGGCGTCATGATCGTGCCCGACTTGACAGAGGCAAGCGAAGATTTCGCCAGTCCCGTAGGTGACGACGTGCATCACCATTCTGTCTCCGGGGACGGGAATGTCGCCCTCGAACTTTCGTTCGGGGCCAGGAACCACGATCTTCCAGTAGGTCAGCATGGTCTCAGACCACCTCTCTCACGTCGTTGTCGGTGCGCTCGAACTCGTAGCCGCGCTCGCGCATGCCGGCGGCCATGAAGTCGCGGGCGGCTTCGGCCTTGGACACGCCGCGCTCGGTGGCGTCGATGCCGATGATGGCGGCCATGGACTCGCTCAGGATGAGCTGGGTCTGGCTGGAGTACTTGGCCTTGGCCGTGCTGGATGCCATGGGGGTCCTTTCGGGTTCGAGTGCGCGCCGGGAACGGAATCGTTACCGTCCAGGTGACTCGACGTGTCTAGGGAGCCCGACCGACTCCGACGCGCACGACTCTGATCATACTTGACACTAGTTGGTCGGTCAACTAGTGTTTCTCAGACCACGAGCCGGGACGAGTCCCAGCCGCCTGAAGGCTCAGCTTCGGGTGGAATCCCGGCCCGGCTCGTGGCCACCTAGCGAAAGGGGCCGTGATGGCCAACTTCACCACCAAGACCGCCACCAGCATCGCCACCAGCCTCGAGAAGCAAGCCGCGACGAGAAGGCTGTGCGAGTGGGAGACTGGTTTCGTGGACGGCTTCCGCGGCAACAAGCGCCAGACAGGCCAGGGCCCGACGTACCTTCACGGTTTCCGTGCCGGCGCCCGCAACGGAGCCCGCATCGCCGCCGGCGGGGATGACGTCGCCCTCGCACCCCGACCTCACCGGCGTGCCGCATGACCGACCCGTTGGATGTGGCCCCGATCCTGGCCCGCGCCAACAACGCAACCGAAGGTAAGAATGCGCTTTCGACTCAGCGCGTCCGAGACCTGTACTCATGGGCCTACGCATGGCGTACCAAAGACGGGGAAGACGACACAGATCTGAGTTCGGTACGAGCCGCGAACCGCGCCGAGTTTGACGCCTGGCTCACCGCTCACGACGCCGACTTGGTGGCGGAGGTGTTGATGCTCCGTGACCGCATCGAAACGCTCGTGGTTGCGACTCCTGAGCGGGTCGAACAAGTAGCCCGCGTGATCCACAAGGTGATTGATGACGGCTGGCCGTATGAAGCCATATCGGGCAACCGAGAGGACGCTGCGCGTGCTGTTCTTGCGGTTCTGGGTGGGGAGGCATGATGCCAGACACCGACGACCTGACCGCGATGTCGCACGAGTCGCACGGCATCTGCTTCTGCGGTGTCATCCATTGCGGGAGGGGACACGACTGCGATAGTGCGGCCCAACACGACGACCTCTGTGCACGCTTGTCGTGGATGGCAGAGAACCGCCCCGATGACGAGTACGCCGCGACCTTGCGTGAGGCGGCTGCTGCTCTGGTGTCACGGGATCAGACCATCGCAACCCTCACAGCACAAATCGAAACGGCCCGAAAGACGCTCTTCGCTGCGTCTGTGCCGCTCGGAATGACCGAGGCCGAGTTCTATCGAACAGTGATCGGGTATGCGCAGCGCGAACTGACCGATGATGCTCGTGCGGAAGGACGAAACAATGACTGACGAGTATGTGCCCACCGACGAAATCGTCCGAGTGCAGTACATCGGAGAGGACGAGCACGGCGTCTACGGGGCCATGTTCGACCGTTGGCTGGCTGCGCATGATGCGGGGAAGGATGCGGTGATCGCTGCCCAAGCCGCCGCTATCGACACCGCTCTGGCTGCGTTCCCTGCCGAGAACATTCGCCCGCTTGGTCCGCACGAGGCTCGGGCTGTCAAGATTCTGCGGTCGGCTCCGTCTGTGTCTCTGGATGCCGTGAAAGCCGAAGCACGCCGCGAAGCGGACGCGGAGATTCAGCGGCTCAGTGGCATCATCCGCGCAGCCCGCAGTTACACCCAATCCCGGCAGTGGTGGGGTGAGCGGTATGACCAACGACCGCTACCCGAACACAACCTCCTAGAACTTCATCGTCTGCTTGACGAGATTGATGACGGGAACCTGAAAGAGAACAGCCGCGTCCGGGCTCTCCGTTCGGGAGGCCAGTCGTGACCGCCGACCGGGAGGCGCTGGCGAAGGTGATCCGCGATCAGATCAGCCGCAAATGGCAGATCGACGTGTCGCTCGGTCGTCGGATGGATAACGCTGCTGAGGCCGCTGCCGACGCGATCCTGGCGTCTGGGTGGCTTGCCTCCGTGAAAGCCGAAGCAGCAGCGGGCGCACTCGAAGAAGCCGCACACAACCTCCCGCACGCCCGGACCGTCAAGGCCAAGAAGCTGACCCCGGACATGGCTCTGCTGATTCGCGGGAAGGTGTGGACGGTGGTGTCCACGAAGGTGAAGAAGCGCGGCGTGGATCTGACCCTGAACGGTCCTGGCGGGTTCTTCCGCCGCGTCGTCGATCCGGATACCAGGTACGAGATCCAGCCGCTCCGCGTCACGGACAGCGGCGGGGCTGTGGCCCATCAGGCGCGCTGGGCGAAACCGGCCGAGGCGGACAAGGCCCTACGGCCGCACTCGAGGCCGAAGACGAAACCGGCCGGCATCGGCTGGGACGAGGATCAGGCCAAGGCAGATAAGCGGGTCCGGCGCCAGCTCGGCGGCGAGCTCCTGGCGGTGAAACCGGAAGGCTCGGACGCCTATTTCGTTCCGCTGACGGCCGCCGACACGCTCCCGGCGCACCTGCTGATCTTCCACGGGGTCACGCTGAAGGGGTCCGGATCGGCCATGAGCCTGGCAGACTACCAGGAAGCTGAACGCATCCACGAAGCCCAACACCGTGACTACGAGGCGGGGCAGGCCGATCTGCTCGTCCCGCACTGGCACGCCAAGGAAAGGCCAGCGGCATGAACATCACTGTGACCATCACCATCTGCCTAGGCATGCTCTTCGCCGCCTACCTGCTGGGTCGGATTCACCAGCAGACCCGGGACGAGTCCCGCATGGTCGCCGCGGGTCTCGGCGCCGACGCCTTCCTCGACGTGCCGGTCGCACCCCCCGACATCGTCCAGGCGCAGGCCCTCGAAGCGGCCATCGAGGTGGTCGGGTACCTGGACGTCGCCACCGGCCCGATCGTGACGCCGGCCCCCGCCGAGCTTGCGATCCCCGCGCCGTTGGTCATCGACCTGGGCGACGTGCCGCTGCTCGCAGCCCGGGCCGAGCGCGACCACTGGCGCGAGAAGGCGCTTAGGGCTGACCGGCTCCGTGCGCGCTACCTGCGGCTGCTCCGTGTCGAGCGGGCCAGGTTGCGCTACATGCTCGGGGACGTGATGGACGCCCCGCGCCGGCCGCGGAAGCTGTCCCTCGTCGAGGTCCGGCTCGACCTGCCCGGTACTCGACGGCACCTGAGCCTGGTCCCGCCGCTGAAGGCCCGTGAGTGGCGTCTGGCGCTGGCAGCATGACCACTGACCTCAGCGTCCGCGAGCGTCAGGTGGTCGGCTTACTGGCCGAGGGCTGGACGCACAAGGATATCGCCCTGGTCCTCACGGTTGGCCAGGAGACCGTCAAGGAGTACGCCCGTCGCGCTCGAGCGAAGCTCCGACGTCAAGGAGTCTGGCGATGACCTCCATCCACCTCTGGGCCTACGTCATCGTGGGCGCGTTCGTCGTCTACGCCGCCGAGCTGACGGTGGGCGACGTGCTGCGTCGGGTGCGCTCGGCCCGGGCTGTGACCTATCACAACTGGGTCGGCGTCCCGCTCGGCGTCGTCTGCAATCTCACCATCCTGCTCGCGGTCGTAGTCCTGACCGTCCTGGTGATCGGGACGCCGTGGGTGAGTCAATGACACCCGACCCACGCACCGCGATGCTGGCCGAGTTCGCCGCCCTCTTCCCTGGCCCGGTGGAGGCCGGCGCGCGCGTCCGGCTGGTCAGCCCCGGCCCGCTGGTCTTCTACGGTCGCGTCAACTGGGTCGACCTTGCCGTCGAGCGTACCGAGGTCGCCTGGAACGACGGCATGACCACCACCGTCAGCACCCGGTCCCTGGCCGGCGTCAGGATCTACGAAGGAATGTAGTTGACGGCTAGTTGGTCAATCAACTAGTATTAGAACGCAAGTTCACGACACCTAGCGAAAGGCACCATCCAATGGACGTCACCACGGCCCGGATACTGACCAACGAAGCCGAGACCCGCGACAACATGCACAACTCGGTTGCCCTCCTTGAGAGCGTTGCCTTCTCTGGCACGGTTGCGCAGCGCAATGCTGGCATCGCCATCAGCGGTGACGCCCTCGCCAAGGCTCGCCCTGTCCGCTACGACGAGCCCGACGACTTCGACGAGGGTTACGCCGATTGGCACGACCGCGAGGGTGGGCAGTTCTGATGACCCAGCCGAGTGCCACGTCCGTGGCGATGGTCCAGGCCAAGCGCGACCTCGACGCCGTCCATGGCGCGCTGCTGTTCACGAAGCCGTCCACCGTCCTGGAACTGGTCAACCTCCTGGACGCCCCCCTGCTGCGCCAGGGAATCACCGAGAACCGGGTCCGGGCCGCGCTCTTCCTGCTGCGTGAGCACGGCCTGGCGAAAGACGTCGGATTCGATACCCGGAACACGATCACCGCCTGGCTGCGGGTCGAGCCGTGACCCGGACGTCGGCGGTCGGGCGCATGATCCACTCGTGGCGCTGGTGGTGGCGGGGCGGTCTCTCAGACCAGGGTGTCACCCGCCCGCGCGCGCCGCTGTCCCTCACTGTCGCCGCCGCCCTCTGGGCGCTCCTGCTGCTCGGCGGCATCGGCGCCGGCATGGCGTTGGCGTTCAAGTAGACTCACGACCCCTGGAAAGAGAGACCGAAAATGACCATCACTGTCACCGACGAGGTCCGCGAGAAGCTGACCGCCTACCTAGCCACCCACCACCTTCCCGCGGGCCTCGGCACCAAGGAAGAGGCCTGCTCCATCGCCGCCATCAACATCGCCCTGACCGGCGAGTTGACTGACCGGATCCCCGATTGCATGAGCCTGGTAATCGGGCGCTGGATCATCCGCGCCCAGGACGCCATGCCCGACGAGCTGCGCAACTCTCCTGAGTGGAAGCGCCTGCTGGTCCTGGCGGTAGGCACGGGCCGCGACAAGGTGCAGGAGAAGGAGCGCCGGGCCATCATCATGGACTGGGTCTGGGGCACCGTCCTGCCGACCCTGCAGCCCATCGCTGACAAGCGCGGCTTCGGCCCCGAGTGGCTGGCGATGACCGAAGGCCGTACTGTGGTTTTGGCGCGCGTAGCGCGCGATAAGGCCGCCGCCGACGCCGCCGCCGACGCCGCCGACGCCGACGCCGCCGCCGACGCCGACGCCGCCGACGCCGACGCCGCCGCCTACGCCTACGCCGCCTACGACGCCGCCGCCGCCGCCTACGCCGCCTACGCCGCCGCCGCCGCCTACGCCGCCTACGCCGCCGCCGCCTACGCCGCCTACGCCGCCTACGCCGCCCGTCGAGTTTCACGGGCAGAAGCGTGGGACAAGTTCGATCCGTGCGGTCTGCTCGCGCGCCTCGTCGCGGCCTGAATACCACCCCGACCCACCGACCCGAAGGAGGCCCGAGATGGGCAAGGATAAGAAGAAGAGCAAGGGCAAGAAAGCCAATGCGACGGTGGCGGAGGTCCGCGCCGAGGTCATCGATCAGGTCTTCGCCAAGGCCAAGAAGACGTCCAAGGCCGCCAAGAAGGCGAGCAAGGCCTGGAACGAGCACGACGCGCTCGAGCACAAGATCAAGGGGGCGAAGAGTCCCGACGCACTCCCCGGCGAGACTGAGGTCGACTATCAGTGGCGTAAGGCACACGAGAAAGAGAAAGCTGAGCGTGACCCGCTCGCGGTCGGTCCCGGTGATGCGGTCCCAGACCCGACCCTGGAGCCCGCGCTGGCTTACGTCGCCTCGGTCATCGAGCAACTCGGTCCCGTTGATGACGAGCCCGACGACGAGGCCAAGCATCCGCACCTGAAGCACCTGGACGAGGTCGGCCGGCTGGACGCGATCGTGAACGACAAGGCCCAGCCCAAGAAGGCCCGCCAGAACGCCCAGGCCCGCCTCGATCACCTCCGCGCCGAGGGCGAGGCCGCGCAGGCCAAGCGCGACAAGAAGGTGACAGTGACGGGCCTGAAGCCAGGAGTTGTAAACCAGGTTGAGGTCATGGAGGTATCCGACGTAAAAACTGGGAAACTGAAGACGCCCAAGGTCACCGTCAACGGTGTACCCCAGACCGTCACCGTGGTCGATACCGAGGTCGGCCGCGAGTTCCAGGTGGGTGCCGCAGACACGCTCAGCGCCCCCACCCAGCCCGAGGGCGAGGCCACGATCGAGCGCGACCACCTGGGCCGACCGAAGATCCAGTACCGCGACGCGGCGGGGAAGGTGAAGAGCAAGGCGTACACCCGCGTCACCACCTACATCAAGTGCCTGGAGGATACTTCCTTGCTCGAGAAGTGGAAGCTTCGTACCTCCCTGATCGGAATGGTGGCGGACGCCGGGGAGGACAACCTCATTGCCGCCACCCGACTCGTCACCGCCCACGACAAGGCGCTGCGCGTCATCACGAAACGGGAGAAGAAAGGCGAGCTGGACTTGGGCCAGTTCGGGCTCATGCGCGCAGACGCGGACAAGGCGCTGCGCGATGGCTTGAACGCGATCGCGGACAAGACCCTGGACCTGGGCGGGGCGCACGAGAAGGCGCTGAAAGGCACCAACCTGCACGCCCTCACCGCCATGCTCGACGAAGGCAAGATCGCCATGGACGACCCGGACGGGCTGGAGAACCTCGTCGAGTCTGGTCTGGCCACCCACTCGGACATCGCGGACCTGCGCGCCTACGACTCGAAGATGCGCGAGCTCGGCATCAGGCACGTCGCCGTCGAGCAGATGGTGGTCATCGACGAGCTGGCCGTGGCCGGGACCTTGGACCGGGCGAGCCTGTACCGGTTCCCCGGCACCACCCGCGCCATCCGCTGCGTGGCCGACATCAAGACGGGCCGCGTCGACTACGGCGCCGGGACCATCGGCATGCAGATCAAGATGTACGCCCTCGGTAAGTCCTACGACCCGTCAGCGGCCGACCCGTCCCAGCGCGAGGATCTGAAGCTGAGCAAGTCGAAAGGCCTGCTGATCCACCTGCCCCAGGGTCAGGCCCGCTGCGAGGTCTACGAGGTGGACCTGGACCTGGCCACGGTCGGGACCAAGTTGGCCGGCGAGGTCCGCGCCTGGCGCAACGCCGGGAAGCGGGTCGTGGACCTGACTAAGCCGCTGGCGGTGACCGAGTGATTATCGCGATCCTGGCGCTGGCCGTCCTGACGGTGCTGAGCGTCCAGGCCACTAACCGCGAGCCCGACAAGGTCAAGAGCCAGCACCTCGGCGCCATGGCGATAACCTTCGCCACCGCGATCATCGTTCTGGCGATCATTCTTCTGGCAACTGGAAGGCTCTAGTTGACCGGTCAACTGCTAACCTAGGGGTGGCCGAGATGGCCCAGTCCCCGCGGGATTGTTTCACGCTCACGCCAACGGCAAGTCACGAAAATATCAAGGAAGGGTAACGATCATGGCAAAGGACAAGAGCAAGGACAAGAAGGGCGGGAAGGCCGCGATGGCCTCACCCGCCAAGTCCAACAAGAAGGACAAGGGCGGCGACTACAAGCTGAGCGCGCCCGGCACGGGCGGCCAGTTCAAGGCCGAAGACCACGTCGGGCGGCTGCTGCTCATCACGCCCCACGAGGTGGAGCACGACATCAAGACCAGCAACGGGGACGCCAACGCGACCCGGGCCGACATCGTCGTGCTGGACGAGAAGAGCAAGGGCAAGGACGTCGTCCTGGACGACTCCCTGATCTTCCAGAAGGTGGTCCAGGGTCAGCTCCGCGAGGCGATCGCGCAGAAGTCCCGGGTGGTCGGTCGGCTGTTCGTCGACAAGGACAGCAAGAAGGCGGGCCAGTCGGCCCCCTACAAGCTGGCGGCACCGTCCGAGGACGAGATCAAGCTCGCGGCCAAGTACCTGGACGACCTCGACCCGCTGCGCTGACCCCCGCTCTCGCGCAGTTCCCCGGGTCCCCGCGCATCCCCGGCGCGGGGACCCTTCCCCTTCTCGGCCCCACCTGAAAGGTCCCCTCATGGACGACACCACCATACCCGCCCGTCGCGCCGAACTGGCCACCATCACCAAGCTGACCAACTCCGGCGACGCCGACCGCCGCCTGCAAGAGCTGATGGCAGCCTCCCTGATTGACATCAGCGAAGGCCTCCAGGCGCTGGCCCCGACCGCTCCCGGACCCGAACTGCTCGACCTTCCGCCCGTCGCCAGGGTCACGCAGATCCCGGCGTTGACCGCTGAGCAGGAGGCAGACATGGACGGCGCCGCCTTCACCCCCAACCTGGTCGCGGAGGTTGCCGCGAGCCTGGCCGAGATCCCCGACCATGCCACGCCCGAGCAGCAAGCCGCCGACTACGAGCAGGCCCTACGCCCGACCGAGAAAGGTCAGCGGGTGATGCTGGAGGGCAGCGAACCTGCACGACTGGGCACTGTCGAGTCGTTCGGCGTCAGCGAGAATGAGCCTTACGTGGTCGTATCGTGGGACGCTGACCCGACCAGGCCGCAGAAGGTCTGGGTCCGGCTCCTGCTCGTCGTCACGGAAGAGCCCGCTACCGGCGCCGACCCGGCCCAGTTCGATGTCGTCATGCCGGACGAGAAGCCCGCCAAGAAGAAGGCCAAGAAATGACCCGGTCGCGCGCCGAGCGCGTCAAGCTGAAGAAGGCGGCCCGGAAGTCGTCGCAGCGCCGCGGCCGCGAACTGGACGGCGTCATCTACGTGCGCACCGAGATCCCCGACCAGGACCTGGTCAGCGAGCGCGACCTGATCCTGCACACCATTGACGAGTCGATCGCCACCCTCCAGTCCGAGGGCTGTGACGTCCGGCACCTGACCGTCGTCACGTTCGGCACCAGCGACCCGAAGAGCGCCGGCCGGATGTCCGTCGAGGTGAAGAGCCGCCTCGCCCCCGGCGCGGCCAGCATATTCAAAGACCCCGCGCCAGCCGTTGCGGATGATGACTGACCTGCTGGACGATTCCTTCCCCCACGGCACGAAGGCTGGGTATGACGCAGGGTGCCGGGGCGGGGCGTGTCCGGCCCCGATGAAGTGTCGGGACGTTCGCGCTCGCTACATGGGCGATTACGCCTTCCGGCGCCAGATCGATGCCGGCCTGACGATTGCCACTATCCTAGCCAATGAGCTAGCTGACGCCGAGAGCGCCCGCCTGGCCGCTGTTGCTGAGCGTCAGGCGGCGCGCTCGGCACTGCTGGTTCAGAAGCCGCAGAAGCCGCCGCGAGAACGCACCCCGAAGCCGCCGCGAGAACGCACCCCGAAGCCGCCGCGGCCCGAGCCCGCCCCGGTCCTGCATGGTTCATTGACGATGTACCGACGCGGCTGCCGCGATGACACCTGCCCCGCCGATCCTTCATGCTCGACCGTAGCGCTTGCCTACTACGCGGCCCGGAACCGTGCCCTGGTGCGCACCGTGCAAGGGCATGGGACTAACGCCTCCTTCGTCCGTGGCTGCCGGTGCGAGCCTTGCCAGGAGGCGCACCGCAAGTACCACCGCGACTACGCCGCCAAACGGAGAGCCGAGCCGATCCCCACCGACAAGCACGGCACCGTCTACGGCTACGTTCTGGGATGCCACGATCGTGCAGCCTGCCCCGCGTCACCGACCTGCACCGATGTACAACGTGCAGCGGAGACCGCGCAACGCCGCGCCCGTGGCCTCGATCCCGCTCCCGAGCTCGTGGACGCGGTGCCAGCTATCCGGCACATTCAATCTCTACGCTCTCGCGGGCTGACCTATGCCGAGATTGCCGCAGCCGCAAAAGTGGGCAGAACCGCGATCGCCGCACTCGTCCGGGGCCGCTACGGCGGCGATCGCGCGGGCCAAGTCCCTGAGCGGATTTCCGCCGAGCGTGCCGCTCGGATACTGGCGATCGATCCGTAGAGCCATGGCCCGCCAGCCTTGCATCGAGTGTCACGTCCGGCCCCCGTCCGGGTCGCGTCGGCGGTGCGCGACGTGCCTGCTGCGTCACGAGCCCGTCGACGTCCAGGTGGCGGCGTGCCGGCGTCGGCTCGGGATGGTGCCGGTGGAGTTGCGCCGCGCCCGAGTGAAGGCCGAACTCTGGCCCGCGGGGACGCGCTGGTGTGCCTCCTGCCAGTCGTTCCGTGATCTGACGGACATGGCGGGCGGCGGGAAAGGGTCACGGTGCCGGGCGTGTGCGTCGGCGGCGTCCCACTCGGCCATGCTCGAGCGCACCTACGGGCTCACGACCGCCCAGTACGACGATCTGCTGGCCCGCCAGGGCGGGCGGTGCGCCATCTGCCGCCAGAAGCCCGGCAAGAAACGCCTGGCGGTCGATCATGACCACGTCACCGGCGCGGTCCGGGGCCTGCTGTGCGCCCGGGATAACCACGAGCTGCTCGGGGCCGGGTTCGACTCCACCGCCAAGCTGGTGGCCGCCGCCTACTATCTCGCCCACCCACCCGCGACGGGCACCTGGCGATCTCCCGAGGATGGCCTGGACGCCACCTTCACGTTCCCGACCGAGGACGCGCGCGCCCGGCACCCGGAACTGGTCGCGGTCGGCGGAACCGTCCGGGCCGCGGCCACCGGCGAGGACGTGGTCTGCACCCGGCCTCACGTCATGCCGGTCGGCGCGGTCAAAGACCCGGACCGGCCCGGCACCTGGCGGGTGTGGGTGGAGGACGGCGCGCCGGCACCGTTCTAGGAATGGCGAAGGTCCCGGCCAGCAGAGCGTGAGCTACTGAACTAGCCGGGACCAGGACCACCTAGCGAGGGCGTCGGGGTCAGAGTATCAGACCGGTCGCGGGAATCGACGCCACCGGTCCGGGACGGCGCTGCCGAGCACGAGCATGTCGCCGGGGTCCAGGCGGGGGATCTTCGACCCAGCCGGGCGCTGCTGCTCGATGTCCGCGAAGGCGTTACTGGCGGCGAGCATGTAGTCGTCGCGCCACTTCTCGAGCTCTGCCACGCGGTTGGACAGGTCCTCCCACGTCGGCAGTTTCTGGCGCCGGTCGGTGGCCCGGTCCGCGGCACGTCCGCGGCGGGCGTTGAAGAAGATTGTCAGGGCTGCGACGATAAGCGACACTCCTGCCGCCGTCACGATCGCAACGATGTCACCGAAACTCACTTTTTCCCCTCCAGACGTGACAGCAGGATGACGAGCCGCCCAGTAGCCAGGAGCGTGAGCAGGATCAGGATCACAACCAGGGCGATGCTGACCGGGCCGTGGGCGGCGACGATGGCCGAGGCGATAGCTCCGGCCATGCCGACGACGACGACCGCGCACGCCCAACGTTCTATCGCTTCGAGCCGGTCACTCCCGCTGGCCACCACCGCGGTCAAGGCCGCGAGCATGACGGCAAGGCAGAACCAGCGCACCAGTCCCGCCGAGCTGAAATCGAACACGCCCGTGAACGCCGTGGAACCGCCGAGGACGGCGAAGATGGCGTACTTCACGGTCAGCACCCACCGGGGCAGGAGGATGGGCGTCGCCCACCAGTGCCGAATGTGCTGCATCACATTCCACCTCCAATGATCGCGGCCACTTCCGCGTCGGTGAGTCCGAGTGCGCGCAATTTCACGGCCGCACTCTCCCGTGCCGCCAAGATCGCGTCAACCTGCTGCTGAGCGTCCTCGATCGCATCCAGTGGCACGAGCGGGGTAGGGTCCAGGAAGATCGGAGCCTCGGAACCGTCCGGGGTGATGTCCACTGCAGCGTCGTCGTCGGTCATCCGATCTTCACCACCTTCATCGTCCCCGTCCCGGTCCCCGTCGAGAGAATGAACGAGATACCGCCGTAAGCGGATGCTGTCCGGTGTTGCAATCCGCCGAGGTAGAGACCGGAGCTAGTCGTCATCGGGTTAGGGGTGACGAGGGAATCGAGGCGCGCGATCGTGGCCTGCGCGAGCGCTGGCGCCGAAATCTCCAACGTCCCGACATGGCGGGCGGACGCGATGCCGATACCACCCGACCCGACCCAGTTAGCCGCCGCGAGAGACTGAGCCCCCGTCGCCACGGTGTTGATAACGACAAGGCGCTGGGAGTCGTACACCGAACTGGCGTCGTCGGCAGGACTACCCCCACCAGTACGCAGGCGGTGGCCGAGCGTTGCCGCCCCAGAGGTGATGAAATCGTATTCGACCAGATAGCGATCCTCGCCGGTGCCATCGAACACGTTATTGGGGGACCAGCTCGACGCCCCCGTGAAAGTGATCGTCCCATCCGTAGCAACGCTGGCCGACCCTGACCCGACCGTGACTGACGAGGGGATGACCCCCTGGACTGCTGGCTTGGACTCTAGTGCCGTAAGCCGCGACCCGAGGGTGGCATACCAGGCCCCGATCCCGACCGTCCCGACGATCGCATAGCCGTTACCGACCGGGACCATCAGGACCCGCTCGCTAGCGGCGACCGGCGTCAAGGTGACGTAGCTGCGCGTGCTCAGCACGGTCTCGCCCTCGAAGGTGACCTTAGCCGCGCCGCTGCCCGAGTATGCCGGGTTTACGACCGCGAGCCGGACGGGCCGATCGGCGGACGACTTCTTGCGGGTCGGGTCTTTGACGTAGCCGCCGACGAT